GCTGCATTCTTTATATGCCCACGATTGAATCCTGCTGGTGAAAACCAGGGATCTCTCGTATTATCTGTTGCAACACACAATCCAGCAATATCACCATTTAATGGAACAGCAACGAATTTATCTGTATATTTGTTATACATCCGTTTCCAACCACTATCCATAAAACCATATGTAGTACTGGTAACATTATCTCTATCATCAGTTACAGCAGTTGTTTTATCGGAAAGTGAACCTGTTTGAACTGCAGCTTTCCGCGGAGATACAAACACGACTGCATCTTTCCTACCACTTGAACCAGTTATGACTGTTTCAGACACATAATTGGTTGTTTCAAAAGTAGCTGTATCTTCCCCGATGATAAACAACGAAACGTCCGTCTGTTCTGCATCTTGGAATTTGAGATATCCGAGTTGTCTCTGTCCTGTGACATTTGCATTAGTATTATTAGCTGCACCACTCGTAAGTACTGTCGCATAATGTTCGTTCAGGTCATCAGGATCATCCCCAACTACAAGTGTATCCCAATTGGCAACCTCGTTTTCAGCTGCACCAAATTCTGTATTTGCATCAAATTTCCCAGTGCAATAGATATATTTTGACTGATTGCGGATTACGTCAACGATATAATTACTATTTCCCTGTGCATCCTTTGCATCACTGGCAATGGATACATAAGCAAATCGTTCCAAGACGTTGCCTACGGTACCTGTAAAAAGACCACCACTATCCGTAACGAATACATGGACGAGATTTTCTGCTGTACTGTTATTGCTAGCACCTTTATTTGGTAGTGAATCAAATAGATCACCCCAAGTATGTATTGTTCCCCCTATATCTAGTGTAGCTGCAGATCCTTTATGGATCACTCCAACACCAAGTGAATTTCCAATAGCACCTGGGTATCTTGCAGCAAAAGTATTATCAGCTGCAAATGTGATACCTGCATCATATTCTGCTTCGTTTGCTACCAATATACCACCAGCATTATCTGCTGCATTTAATGCACCCGTTTGGGGAACTGTTCTTACTATTTGTAATGACCCTGCATATGAAAGAAAACTTGCAGCAGTCAACCAATTTGTTAAAGTATCGTTGTCTGGTTTACCAAAAATATCGACCATACTCTTTTCTGAAGTTACTGTTGTGACCGTATCCATTGGGCCCCATTGAAAACCTGAAGCAAAGGCCGCATCTGACACTGATACATTCGGTATTGTAGTAGAAAGATCAATCTCAGATATATTGACACCTGGACTTACTTGAAAAGCCATTTTGTTTCTCCTTATAAAAAATTTAGTTTCATAGAGTTCTATTCTATACTATTATTTATAATTTTCGAGTTTTTCACATTTAGTAAGGTGATACCGTTTCCCAACGTGTACCAGTACTGTCTATAAAAGACTCGTCTTCATTACCATCACTTATGAAACCAAATGGAGTAATTTCCTGTTCTATTTCTTCTATTCTATTTGAATACAATTTCGTTCTCAGTTCTTGATCCATGAGTTCCTTAAAATACCTCTGATTCGCAACCCATGCAAAACAAACCAAAGTCATAACTAAGTCATCATTTGTGCCTTCTTGGGCTCTGTAACTCTTACCCCTAACCACAAACGATGTCAATTCAGATATAGTATTGAAATCCAATATCAATAACTTATCTTCCTCGATCAAATCCTTGAGTGTAGAACACCCAATCCGTTTTACCTGTGTGGTGGTTTTCAATCCAATATAAGACCGTTTACCAAATCCTGCACTCACCACTTGACCACTTCTACCCTTGACCGTTGAACTGATCATGTTTTCATACTCAAAATCGTAGTACAATGCATCTGCAACCTGCCCACCGATATCATTGGATTCCACTGACACCATTGCTTCGTTGTAGTGTTTTGCCACTTTATATATAATGTCTGGATATAGTAGTGGTGAAATAGTATTACTACGATATCTAGCTACTAATTTGTATGGGGTATCCGTCACATTGATAACCGTGAATGCACTGTAATCCTTCCCTGCACCCCTTGCAACATCTGATGATAGAAAGTAACTATTCCCCTTTATTGGGTCTGCCCATACTGCATATCCGTCCTTCTCATTGAGTGGCTCACGGAATGCAAGTGTTCTCAATTTCGCAGGAGAAATCAGTGTATTTGCACTACCAACAAATTCAGTTTCAAACTCGACCCTAAACTGATCTTCCGAGGTGTTTCTAATGGTCTGTTCTTTCCATGCCGCATCACGACCTGGAACCTGTGACCAATGAACGTCGATTGGTGTATAATCACTCCGACCCTCTGTTGAATCTACCCACATTTTATAGAACATATTCATACCATTTGGGGTAGATACAATGAACACCTTGGTTGTATTACCTGATGATATGGTAGGATATACTGCACGAAAGAACTCATCTGCAATGTTTTCGGGCACAAATGCAAATTCATCGAGGAATATGATATTGAATGTACCACCCCGAATCGCACTCGATGACGTTGCAGAAGCCATTATCTTGGAACCGTTTTCGAGTTCGATATTACCCTTGTTCCATTCCACCACACCTTGTTGCAGCCACAGTGGTAAATGTTCGTATGCAAGTTGCAATCGACTCAACAATTCCCTTGCAGTTACACCCTTATTTGCAAGGATTGCAACCTTAACATCCTCATTGAACAGGACATAATGTAAGAGATATGCGATGATAGTAGTTGACTTGCCCGTCTGTCTGGGCATTTTACATATGACGAAACGGTCATCATCGAATTTCTGTACCATTTCCTCCTGAAAATCCCACAAATCGAAATCCACCAACCCTTCATCTACCGTTACTATCTTGATATAATTCTTGATGAAGTATACGGGATCATCTTTACATCTTATAAACTCATCTACCTGTTCTTGGGTAAAACTAATAGGGATGTTCTTCTTTTTTAAATTTGGGTTTCCCAGGTAGCTTATACTTTTCATTCTTTTCCCGTTCTTTGATGATCTTGTCCAATTCTCGTCTACGTTGTGCTTTCAAGAACAACCTTCGTTTCTTTGCAGAAGGTTTCTCAAAGTATTCCTTTTTTCTGTATTCTTCTAATATACCAGATTTCTTTAGTTTCCGATTGAATGCTTGGAATGCATTATCAAAAGATCCATTAACTATCACTTCCAGATTCGTCATTTTTATTCCCCTTTATCATTTGTTGTAATTCACTTGTCGAACCAACGAATAGTGCATTGTTGGTTACTTGCGTCGAATTCTGTACTCGTCTATCCGACTTCATTTCATCCATTTTCATATGGAGAGTCAATAATTTCTCATTGGTTTCACCTACATTCTTTAGTAATTGTGCCAATACCTCATATGCTCTTGGGTGTTGACCTTCCTGTGCAATATGTAGTGCAGATTCTATTGCTTTACTACCGTTCTCTATTAGATCATAGAAATTGGTACGGGTATAACTGTAATCCGTTTCTAATTGTTCTTGGGGTGTTCCCTCAACCACAACAGGAAGTGTAGTCTCCTGTTCATCATCTTCTCTCAAAATGTCGAACACCATGTCTAGCTTTTTGTCTACTTTTTCCATTTTAACTCAACTGACTATTTATTGTTATAGTCAAGTCCTCGTCTGAATCGTACTCAAACCTACTTGCCGCATTAGTAACCGTTCCTCTGGGTGATGTCATTTCATCCACTGTTGCAGGATCCGTATGATCATAGAATTGAGTAACAACGTTTTTGATTATTTCTTGTTCTTGTGCTGGCCCATACAAATAAGTTTTTGCGGTGAATGTAAGAGTCCATTCGATTCTTCTTCGGGAATCCATATCACCTGACCATGAATCCTCGAATGCAACATCAGTTAATGTGATCGGCATATCTGTCTTGATAACATCATTTATACTGATCACGAAATCAGGTGTAAAATACGGTAATATCTGTTCTACTATTTTGAGTCCATCTTCCGAATTACCTACCAATACATACAATGAAAAATCCATATTATACGGTACTCTCATGTACCTACGAGATACTCTACCAGTATCAGTTGAATGATCCACTCCAGTTTTCTGCATAGTATTCAATTTACGTTCTGCATCATAACTGAGTGCAGTATATTCAAAACCCATTCTCGGTACAGATGTCTGTACTTCTGCTGATGTATATGTTGAACTCGTAACTGCTGTTCGTTGTTCCCATTTCATCTTCGGTGAATAAGTAAGAGGAACCCTATACAACTCCGTATTACCTGCAGAGATCTCCGTTTCCACATAGATATCATTGAAAATAGTTCCGAATGCAGCTACTGAATTTCTGATAGATGCATTATAAAACTGTGTACCTAACATTAGAATTCTCCAAATGGGTTGGTTTCTGTGAAGTCCACAATTCCTGCATCTGCAATAGTTTCAATTGCAGCACTCTGGTCTTCTGGATCAAGTACCGTAGTCGATTGGAACAGTTCCCCAAAGGTATAAATCGCAGGATCACTACCCACATCCTCGACTACATTGACACCTGGAGTAAACGAACCAACCATATTATTAACACTAAGTTTCTTAGTTCCTGCATCCCATGCAGTAACCGTTGCCTGTGCAGTTGCAGTTGCAAGACTAACACCTTGATATACAACCGAACTAACTGCATATGTTCCAGATCCAGTATCCAATGTAAGTGCAGTCACTATATGACTTCGTTCCGACTCTATTGCATTTATTGCAGTATTGACTGTCGAATCACTCGTATTGACATTGAAATTCTGTCCACCATAGATGAACAATCTACTCATCAATTTGTAGATATAATTCTTCCCCAATTGCATAAATGGGGTCATATCTTCCACGAATTTGATTTCGTACATTTGTTTGGTGAAGGGTAGATATATCAAATCACCTTCAAGTGGTAGGGTATATCCCGAAATATTCAACTCATCAAACCGTTTTACTGCAATGACAAAATCACATGAATCTCTTACTTCAAACCCAAAATAGGTAATGTAATCGACCGAATCAGCAAGTGCATCATCAGGTGCATCAAAATACATCTCAACTTCATATGCACTCGTAAAGTTGCCTTGTTCTGCTTCTTGTAGAAGTGGATCTAAGTTGGTCTGAGTTCTAGGTAGATACCAAGTATCAAACCCTACCATCTTGATAGACTCCACCACAAGATTTTCGATAACGGTCTTATCTGCACCAGTAGCTGCATTGTGGGTAAAATAACTATTTGTGGCCATTTACCCCACCATTATACCAAGTTGTGGGCCGAAAGACATCTCCATCTGTTCTTCAAGTGCAGTAATTTCCTCGTTTGCAGACTCCAAGATTGCCTGTCCGTTATATGTAAGACCACCAGGAAGTGTTATTCCCTCAAATTTGGATAAATTTTGACCCCATTGTCGTTTGATAAGTGCAGTTGTATATCGTTTCAACCACATATCATCATAGACTTGTGCATAGGTTTCTGGATCAAGAATTCTGTAACATTCCACTACAATATACTCATCTACCCCTACATCATTTGCCCAATCTATATACAAATGCAATTTATCTGTATGTCTTGCATAGTCAAATGGTGCCTTACCGACCAAATAGTCATCTAATAGAGATAAATGTTGCATTACCATAGAATAGTGTAACATTGAGACATCAGTGAAATCGTACAAATCGTTTAAATGTAATTGATACCTCATATCGAACATGTTGACCGTTGAATATGCAGTATCAGTCACAGGAAATACATTTATCACACCTACAATAGCATCCGTGATGGATATGTACTTATTGGTAATATCTGTAGAAGTCACTTGATGTTTGAGATAAACTCGTTCTATCCCATCATAGTGATAATCTTGATAATATTGTAGTGCATCATCAACCCTATCTTGTATTTGGGTATCATCGATATTCAGTTCCACCACAGGATCACCCAACCTACGTTTACAGTAGGTAATTAATGTAGCTCTACTTGTAATTGGATTAGTTTGTGGCATTAATATGTTCCTCCGTCGATACTCTGAGTAATCTCTTGTGTGATTCCTGATACATCAACATCAATTGTGACTATAACCTTCCCATCTGCATCCATATCACTATCGACTATATCAACATTTTGACTTGGGAGTCCATCATTAAGTGGTTTTATATCGACAAACTCATCTATAAATTCCTTTGAAGTTAAGTATCTATTCCATAATTTAGTCTCTGCATTTTGGAATGGTCTTCCTCTATCATCAATATATGGCATCAATAAAGAATTTTTCTTTGTTCCTAATGTAGCCATCTTTATGTGTCCTCTGTTATATGTATCTTACTACCATCCTCAAGAGTCGCAAAAAAATTCGGTCTATAAGATTCTCCATCTGTCGTTACTTCGACTGTACCTGTATCCATAGTTTCATAGGAAGAAATCCCATCTTTCAGTTTTAGACCCATCATAAGATATGCAAGATCTAATAACTCGTATTCGTGTCTATCAAGGAATAATTGTGGAACTACCTGCTGTACTGCAAACTGATGTCTGTTTGAAGTAGTTACAGTAAACTCCACCACATACTCTTTTTGTTGCCAATGATGTTCGTTACGAGTTACTCTTATGTCTGCCATTTATTATTCCGACGGATAATCCGTAGTATCCCATTGTTGATCTGCTTCGTTCCAAATATGGGTTTTTCCTGCTTCCTCAGCTGGTCTAACAACAGGTGCTTCCCATTCGTTATCAGAATTCAGTGTCCATGATGGGTATGGTTGTGGTGCAATAAAAATTGATTTTGATACATCCCAAGTCCAGCCCCTACCACCGTTTGTTATTTCTTTATATGTACCTGTCAATGCACCAGAGTCTATAAAACTCTGCTCGGCAACGATTACATTTTCAACGATATTATCACTATTAATTAGTGCAAAATTTGCCATTTTTGTTTCTCCTTCTTACTTGTTGTTGTATACTTGTATTTATATTATCTACTCAGTAGGATATGCCGCTGTTGGTTCTGTCCAAACAGTTGTACCATCATCTAACTTATTATCCCAATCAGTGGTACTTGTACCTTTATATCGACACAACCCTTTAGTAATTCTAATCTGTTCCATCTTACATCCATCAGACATTCCGTGGGGGCTGAGATCGTTTGAAGTGCCGATTATAGTGTTCCCTATTACAGGAACCTCAGTTCCTGCAGTAAAATCTTCACTCCTTGTACCTGAAAGCTTCATTGCCCCATTTACATAGACTCTTTCAGTTGTTCCTTCCCGAACAAAAGCAATATGATTCCAACCATTACTTAAAGTGAAAGTTCCAAGACCATCCATACCACCACTACCCCAAGCATCAGCGTAGAATCTATAAGTAAGTGGACTATTACTTATCCGTTGTAGATTCCAACCAGTACCATAACCCTTGGATATGAAAGTCTCATTGGGATTATCGGCAGTCTGATCAACAGTATACATCCACATCTCAATTGTAAAGTCATTAGTATTACCACTTGGAGCACCTAATGCCCAACCACTATTATCAGTAGTTTGAATTCTTGAATCAAGTTCCCCATCCCATTCATAAGCCTCTCCGAATTTACCTCCACTACCCGTTGTTTGTGTTACACCACTTGTTCTTGTCCATGTTTGTGCCACTGATCCAGCAGAAGAAAAAGTCAATCCATTTTGTGTTTCATCACCAGTTATCAAAGTTGTCACATATTGCCAATGTGGATCTGGTACTACATCACCAGAAAGAATGAAGTTGAAATTCTTAGTCAAAGTATTAACACCATCCGATGCAGTACCGACTATATTAAGTGTATCACTTTTGTATGTATGATCTGGTGTAATAGATAATTTCCCATCTGAATCTACAGAAATCCACGTTGGTTTTGGTGAAATTGTACCGACACTATTTGTAACATCATCATTTCCGACTGTTGTAACTTCTACAGATTCGATTCCGTAGGTAATCACATCCGATGCAGGATCAGTTGCCAAGAATGTTGTCGTTGCCATCGCAGTACCACTTCCTTCGGCACCAGTAGCACCTACAGTATGCGTTACATTTCCATCAGAACCATCATGATAATCCAATTGACCCATATCAGTGGTGTACGTCTGACCAGCAGTTGCGACATATGTAGTCCAAGATGGTACTGCACTACCGACTGCAACCCAAGTTGACCCATTAGACCAATACAGTTTACTGGTTGATGATACTAGATATAATGCACCGACATTTGAATCAGATGCAACTGGTAAATCTGCATATAATGATACAGATACCGTTCCTAAGTTCTGTTTTACTCCCGCCGCATATATCCCACCAGTGACATTTATTGCACCAGTTACATCAAGTGTATATCCTGGACTCGTATTTCCGATTCCTACACGACCCGTACTATAAACGAGATTATCACCAACTGGTATTCCTGCAGCTGCAGTTATATCATAATTCTGTACAACTGGGAGTCCAAAGTTTGCTGTGTATCGTGCAACACCCTTAGTAATTCTCCAATCGTCTAATCTTCCAGCGTAAGGTACTGCGGCAATTGTAGATGAACCCGAAACCGAAACCGTAGTAACTGTGCCACCAGTTGCAGAATTTCCACTAGACGGATAACGTATTATGACAATCCCACTACCACCTGCATGACCAGTAGTATTATTATGCATATCACCGAAACCACCGCCACCACCACCACCAGTGTTTGCAGTTCCATCAGTTCCACTATTTTGCGTAGTATCACCATTACCACCACCACCTAC